GGTCACCTAGTCCCATCTTATTCATAAAATCATCCATGCTGCCCTCCTGGATGTCTTGTGCCGCCTGACGACGTGCTTTCCTCAACCACTCACGGGCAGTAGTGTTTGCTTTAGACAGTTTCTCTGCCCAAATCATGTCTTCTAGTTTGACTTCTTCTTTGTTAGCGATCTTCTTACAGATAAACTCTAGTCTGAGTCTGTATTGGGTAGATAGCATATTATTCTTCCGAGAGATAGTGCTCTAATTGATTGATCCTGTTGAACTCCTGATACGCTGTCTCAGAACGTACATGAAGAACGTCACGAATATCATCTATAATGATACCAGGGTCTACATAATCGTCAAGATACTTGTCGATAGCCTCTTTGAGATATCTGTACCTATGCCATTCCTGTGAATAAGGTTTGTAGTTCATGATGTAGAGTATCCTGGTAGTTATTTATTAGTCAGTCTCGGACTGTGATTCTTCGCTCACACTAAAGTTCTTGACTTTCTCAAATTTGATCGTACGATCAAACTTCCCTTCAAGACTTTCCTTATGACTGATGACGAAAACGTTTGTGTTCTCATCAAAGTTACGGAGGATCCAACCAAGTTCACTAGTACCATTCTGGTCAAGAGATCCATCGAAGATCTCATCTAGAATAAGGAGGTTAGTATCCACGCTATTCTTAAGTTTAGCAATGCTCCGCCAAGTAAGCAACAGAGCAAGATCAATACGAGCTTTCTCTCCCTCACTGAAAGATTCGTAAGAGAAAATGTCTCGGAATCTAGACTTAATAGTTTCCTCAAAGTTTTCATCGAGAGTAAAGTTAACATAGAAATCCATCTTCCTGAGATAGTCACCGATGACTCGGTTCATGACAGGCAGATAACGTCTAATGATTCTACTCTTAATACCGTTATCTTTGAGCAATTGTGAAGCAACTGTTAAGGTATCTTTGTCTTTCTTAGCTGAAAGGAAAGTTTCCTTGGTTGACTTCTTCTCATCAACCATAGCAGTCAACTTCTCCAGCTCTGCTTTTTTGCTGCTGGTTGGAGACTGAAGTTCTTCGATCTCTGTCTCTATAATATCAATCTGCTGTCCTAGGGATGTAATCTCATAGTTCAGTTGATTGATAATAGAATTGACTTCAACAATTTGCTCAGACAATTCCATAAACTTCGATTCACGCTTCTCCTCTTGCTCGATAGACTTCTCAAGATCACCGAAGCCTTTCTCTAAGGTCAGTAATTCTTTGTCACCCTCATTGATCTTCTGATCTCGGAAGTCCTGTCCAATCTCTTGTGTACATGTAGGACACACATGATTGTTAATGAAGAACTCAGTCTCTTTCTTACATGTGTTGATCTTTTGTTGGATCTTTACACGGAAGGTATTGAGTTGCTTGAGTTTCTTTTTGTTATCGGCAAGAGTATCAAGTTGATCGTTTAAACCACCAACTTCAACAGTCAGTTCAGCAGCTTGTTTCATCGCTCCCGATCGACTTACCTTTAGTGATGAAATTTTATCTTCTTTCTTCTCGATATCACTCTTTGCTTTCTTCTCCATCTCCAGCATATAATTTTTCTGGAGATCAATCTTATCAGTGACAATCTTGAGTTGGTACTCAAGGTCTTTGATCATATCATTGTTTTCACGAACTCTATCTTTGAGTCTAGTGTTCATGACAGAGAAGATCTGGATATCAAGAATGTCTTCGATGATCTCCCGACGTGCTGCCACGGGGAGTCTCATGAATGGTACGAACGTAGAGGATCCCAGAACGACAATCTGTGTGAAAGATTTGTAGTTCATCTTCAGAACATTTTGTTCCAACAACTTCTGTTGGTCCACGACCGAAGCCTCTTGATTCCATACCTGACCGTTACACTCAATTTCAAACTTATTGGGTTTGATGCCACGGGTAATCTTGTACTCAGTCTTACCAACAACAAACTCAACTTCTACTAGACAATCTTTCTCATTGACACTGTTGACAAGCATAGGCTTGTTGATCTTCCTGAATGGTTTACCAAACAGAGAGAACGTCAACGCATCAAGAACGGTGCTCTTTCCAGCACCGTTTCCACCGATAATTAGATTTGTTTTATGTGAAAGGAAATCCAGTTCAGTAAATACATTACCCGTCGAGAGAAAATTCTTCCAACGGATTTTTTGAAATGTAATCATTCTAAGTCTTTCGGTGGGATGAGAAAGTCGTCTTTGGTAATTATAGCATACTTGTGATATCTTTCCTCACATGCTGTGACAATTATTTCTTTGTCTATTTCTACAATTTGTAGTGGTGATATATCTGGTTCTTCAACCACCATCATATCGTTATAGCGAATGGCATCATCAGCACTCTCAAAGATAGGAATGATGCGTTCTCCCTCATCATCTACGACAGAGAACACACCATCTGGTTTATTTTGGAGAGTGAGTATGTACATTATGCCGCTTCACAACTTTCAATATATAGAGCTCTCATCAGGTTTTTTAGGTCTGTCTTGTCTACAGCAATATCCGTCTCATCGACATATTCATTGAGAAGCGTCAGTGTATCTTTGATTTCAAGATCAACTTCTTCGATGTCATTATCTTCCACCAAAGTCTCAATGATCTTTACGTCATGTGCTCCAACATCATAGAGTGATTCAATGACACGTTCGAACTCAGCATAGTTTTGCTTCTGCTCAACAACCAGTTTGACATATGTGTCTTTGTAAATCTCTGGATCTACAATGTGTTTCCTGATAGCAACATCATTGTAGTAGAGTTTCTGGAAGATGTGAAAAGGATTCTTAACCCTTTTCAGTTTGTTTTTAGGTGGATCATAAAGATGAAATCCACGCTCGTCTTTATAATCATTCCAGAACATCTGGTAAGGATTGCCAAGGTATGTAATATTACCTTTGCTAGACTTGTGATGGTAATGACCAGAGAAGACCTGCTTGAATCGTTTGAAGATTTTTGGATCCATACCATGTTCCATCTTCATTCCAGGAGTTACTTCAAACCCGTCGAGTTCGAGGTGCCCCATGACGATCTCGGCATTTGTGCTTTCAAGATGCGAAAACGTTTCTTCTTTGTTCTCTTTATTAATCCAGGGGACGAAACAAATTGGAGTATCTTCAACATAAGTAGTACACACTCCATCGTATACCTGAATATTCTCATAGTCTTTCAGCAGCAGTTCGGGTGAGTTAATAGCATTGGTATTCTTATAGTATACACAATGATTTCCAAGGATCATATGGACAGTGACACCCATGCTAGCCAGGCGATCAAAATAAGACCGACGAATCCGACTCCAGACATTAAAATCAATGCCTTTCCTGTTGTCAAATGTATCCCCAAGATCAATGATCTCCGTGATTCCTTGTCGCTCAAGAGTTGGAAAAAAGATTTCTTCATAGAACTTCTCAAAATAATTCCAGAACGCCAGAGAACCTTTACGCCCATCTAGATGCTGGTCTGTGATTAATGCTACGGTCAAAGTTTACCTCCAACAACTCCACTATTAACAACACGAGTGTTTTCATCAAGACTACCATCCTGAAGACATTTAAGATGCCAACGTGACATAGTTAAAACTCCTTCATAGGTAGCACCAGTAATGAAGTGCTGTCCTAGTGGTTCTTGTAGGATAGAAGTGTATAGACCAAAGCGAGTCTTCTTGATATAGAAAGCATCGTCAATCCATTCCACATCGGGAGGAATAACCTTCTCTACTGTTCCACCGAATGAATCACTCAGTTTCGCTTTCCGTTGTTCCGTCTGACTCTTGTCCATTCTTGTTAAATCCAAAAGGTCCTACTTTGTTTTTGACTCGATCTTTCATGACAGCACCAGTGAGTGCTTCCATAACTTTTAGAACGTCTTCTGCTTTAGCAGTTACATTCATTCTTTCCACCACGAAGTTGTACTTCTGGAAAAATTCATCCGAGACTAACTTGTAGTCTTCGACTGTAATTGGTTCATCCTTCATCGGTTCATCCTAATTTCAACATTTTCTTTGATACTACCCATATCGGAATAACTAGAATTCATACCAGACATGTCTCCATCATATGTATCAGTGTGCATCACATGGTCAAACCCAGTCTTTTCCAAGATCTTTTGTTTGATGTCGTTCTGACGCTTCTCTTTCTGAATACGACGAAGGAAGGCATAGTAGATAATTTGGGTAAAATAAGCAAACGGGTTTTTAGATTTTTCTGGATCGAAGTTGTTGATATACTGGACACAGTTTTCAACACCATCGGAGATCATGTCTTCTCGAAAAGTGTAGTTAACAAAATTCGGTTTGTAAGAAAGGTGTGTAGCAATCTTAAGAAAGCAGTCACCGATGTAATGAGGAATACGAGGCGGAGTTTCTCCCTCCTCATTTGCTTTACGAACTTTAGATTTAAAAACTGTAATAGCTTCTAGAAAATCTTTATTATTTACGTAATACTCGGTGTTCTTCTTTGACATAAGACATGTTCGTGTTTGCTTATTATGACATTAGTATACATGGTAGAGGTAATGCTGTCAAGCTCTTGACAAATCCTCAGAACCTCAGTACAATAACTCTGTCAGGGTTCAAGAGACATATTAGCTTCTTTTAAATATATTCTCTAGAGCTTTTTTGGTTTCATTGATTGAACCTAGGTAACCCATCCTTGTAGTAAGTTGATCGGATGGTACACGTCCTGGTTCTTCATCAGTCTCTTCTTCCTCACCTTCAATAATATTGATATAGTATCTTTCAATTCTTTTATCTAGTTCACTAATGGTGATGATTTTTTCCATTGGAATAATAAACGAATCATCGTATGTAGCATGTAACCATTCTACTAGATGAAACCCTTCTACTGTTTGACCATGCTTTCTTTGTTTAACCATTTCAACTAGCATAGGTTGAAACAGAAAAATACTTTTTTCTTCAGTGATGTAACTAACTTTGGCAACAATTTCTTCACCACTAATTAGTTTTATAGTTGCGTAAAATTCATCTTCCATATTATTTTAATTTAATGGGTATTACTTCATACTTAAAGTTTTCTTCCTGGTAAATCTTAAGTCGTTCTACCAAATGATTGAGTGTGTAATTCTGTCTGGTTTTCGTAGAAATGTCGTCAGCAATATCATACAAAGTAGCGACATCCTTTCCTCCGCCTTTACGTAAGACCCTACCAATAGACTGTAAGTTTCTTACTCTTGATTTAGATGGTGAAGCAAAAATAATGTTGTCTAATTTTTTAATGTTGATTCCTGTAGAGAATGTGCCGTAGGAAGCGATAATCACAGCATTGGATTCCTGCTCTACGATCTCTCTTACTAGCTCACGATCTTCAACATCTGTGGCACCGTGTACAAAAAATACTTTTCGGTTACCTCCAATATCATTATTTATCATTTCATATAATGGTTCGCCATGCTTCTCCACGAAATTGAATAGCACTAGCGTATTACCTTCAATATCTTTTACTAAATTTTTGATGAGGTTATTTCTTTTAGGGTGTGTAACAATGTATTCCATCTCTTCATGATAGTCAGCAAAAGATCTTGACTCATGTTTACACACAAGAACTTTTACCCTGAAGTTAGAAAGGAATCCTTGCTTAATTAAGTCATCAGTCTTAGTAACCTTCTCACAGTGCCCGAAGAGACCCTCTAGAACCCACTTGTGAGTCTTGCTACCATCTAACGTACCAGTAAATCCAAAACGATACTTAGCGTTGTGGAGTTTGGTCATAATGCCAGTCAGACTCTTCGACTTAAAAAGGTGTGCCTCATCTCCGATAACACAGTCAATGTCATCAAAGTATCTTTTGGGGAACTTGTAGATCGATTGCCATGTGGAGATAACGACTGGTTTCTCAGTATTCTTATCTTTGCCTGAATATATGGTATGACAGTATTCGTCAGCATTCCATCCATAGTCCTTAAAGTCTTTGATCATCTGCTCTACAAGAGATGTGGTAGGAACCACTAGCAGAATCTTTTTCCCAGTTGCAACATAATATCTGACGATGCTATATATCATCATCGACTTACCAGAACCTGTTGGAGACAGGAACAGTCCTCGGTTATTCTTTAGAGCCTTGTATACGGTGGCGTACTGATAGTCTCTGGGTTTGTACTTACAAATCTTATCCATGTAGACCTTGACGCCAGCAGGAGAGACTAAATCGTTACTCTCCTCTGGTAGACCGTACCAATCATTCTCTTCATACGAAAGTCTATACTTCCTTTCTGTACACCATTGCTTTAGGTGGGGAAGTAAACCACCATATAATTCACCCGTAGCAGGAGAGTACAGGTGAATCATTCCATCCCAGTATCTGAATCTAGGTTGTCGCTTTAAAAACTTTGCCTCTGGTAATTCAAAAGAAAAGTAATCCGCTAGTTCATGGTGTACGTGTTGCTCAGAATTGACAGTGAGGTAAACCTCGTTCTTCTTCTTGACAGTGATCAGGGACATTAGTTTCCATTAATAAACCTCTCCCATTCAATCGCGTTCTTCACATGATAATTTCTTTGAGAAATCATTTTCAAAACATTGTCTAGAAAATAAAGCATTTGATCAATGTATTTGATCTTCGCCTCTTGGTTAATGATGTCGTCGTCCGACTCAAGATAGACTTTCATCTTGTCGGCAGTTTTAATACTGGATCCGAAAGGTTTTTCAGCGTATACTTTTGCTTCAGCCTCCCCGCTGTAATACTCTCGTTTTTCTCGGACCAATTTACGGACTTCAAATTCCAGACTAGTTTTAATCTGTGAAAGATCGGTGTAATGGTTTAAGTATTTATTATGCTGGAAAGGGATCTCCATTGAGATCTTTCCTAGGTCTGCTGTGTAATTTTTGTTTTTGAATTCAAAGTCAACGTGACTATCTTCTGCCCACTCTGCTTTAATTTTTTCAAATTTATTATGTAGTTTGTCAAAATTCATGTTTGAATGGCAAATGCCTCATCTCGTATTGTGTACCCAGTATACTTGAAAGTTACTTGCGCTGTAAAGTATTCGATGTCATTTGATGTGGCATCGAAATTCATTTCTGATATACTGATTGGAAAAAGATTTTCGAAATCAATTACATGATTGATGTTATAGTTTGATGTGTATATGAAAAGTTGTCCTCCACTTAACTGTGGAATCTCTTGTTCCATGTGCTCTTCAGATACACCATTGGACCTAATCCAGTCATAGATAGATTTCCAATTGATCAATTCTTCATCAACAATAAATGAAACCGTCAGGTCCCCATATGTTACCCCGCCACCAGCTACGATAGGAAATTGACGGAACCTTGTGGGGACTTCAGTGAATGGCATAGTTACATCAGGGAGATTAACTCGCTGACAGAAAAAGTCTACACCTTTGAAACTCTCCAATACGAGTTTAAACCCGATAGGAGAGAGGTGATTCCTGTTTTCAATTTGTCTTTTATACCATTCAGCAGGCATATGTCAACTTCCCAAGCACAACTATTTATCTTCGTTGTACCAGAAGTCTTCCCAGTCTTCGTCAGTTGCTTCGTAGATAGGACAAGGTTCTTCCATCAAAATATCATTTTTCATTTTACGAACTGCTTCTGATAATTTCCTAATGTCTTCCTGATTCATTCCCTATACTCTTGTAAAACATCTAACACTCTATTGATAGCTTCGTGTGCCCCATACTTGCTCTCTTCGGAGAGGTGAGAGAACGTGGGTCCACCTTCATAGAGGTCGGTTTTTAACTTATACATTCTAGCGAGAATATCAACCTTTAGCATAATGCCTCTGGGCATAACCATAATTCATAGTATATGTATTTAACACACTGTCAACGTTTGTTAGCATATTCTAATAATTTTTCAAACTCAATATGATATGCCACTAAAGAAGTTTCACCATCAGATACTAATCTGACAGTTCTATTGTTCCCATCTAGCACACAATACTTCTTTTTTGAATTGTGTTGACCTTGCCTAGTTGTTATAATTATCGGTTCAGATAAATCGGTATCAGTTTGACCACTCCTTTGCTTTGAATACCAGAGATTATCTACGTCAACATTTATTTTTTCTACTAGTAAATGTTGAATGTCATCAAGAAAAATTTTTAATCCGATATGCTCTTCGTTTGAAGTGACAAAACTATGAAGTCTAAAACTCTTTCTCATAATTCCTCCTAATAAAAAAGGGGGACCGAAGTCCCCCCTTGTACTCTGTGAGTCCGATGGATCACATGAGGTTGGTAACTTGTACTCTTCTGTAGTACATGTTGGCGTTGGCAGTGAGGGACTCACCGTCAGGAGTGCCGTTGTAGGATCCGTCAGTGGTGACGAATGGGTTGCTGACCATGCCGTAACGAGTCTTGAAGCCAATCTTGGGCTGGAAGTTGTTAGGATCGATCGAGCGAACCATCTGGAGGGGTACATATGGGCAGTAGAAGAGACCAGCGTCATAAGGCGAGGTTCCCTTGTAACCGACAACATAGTAGTGCTTGTCGCTTAGGTTAGCGGAATAAGGATCGACATAGACCTTGATTCTGCCGTTGATAGTACCAACAGCGAGGTTGCCAGTGTCATCAACAGTACCGATGGCAGGACCACCAGCGCCAGTGAGACCAGAGGAGTAATCAAGGACGCCAGCCATAGCGAGGGCGGAAGCAACATCAGCAGAGCAGATGAGGAAGTTGCCCTTTCCACGACGAGTCTCTTGAGCGATGGCGTTACAGTCACGCTCGATCTGGAAGAGAAGACCCTTGAATTTCTCAACCGACCAACGTCCGTTGGAGTCAACGTCGAGGTCGAAGATGCCAGGGTTAGCGACGTTGTTAGCAGCGCCTTTCTTAGCAACGCTGTAAACACGACGGACGACTTCACGGTTGATCTCAGCAAGGACTTCGCTAGACAGGATGTTAGCGAGCTCTTGCTCAGCATCTAGACCGTGGATCGCCTTGAGGTCCTGGGCGAGTTCCAAGGTGTACTCAGCTTTGAGTGCTCTGGACTTAGCGGTCACAGAGGTCTTCTCGATGCTGAAGGACATCTCACGGAAGAGCTTACCAGCATCGCCAGCTTGCTCAAGATCTTCTCTGCTGAAACCACGGGGAACCTCGTAGGTGCCAGGAGCAGCGTCGTTGAGGAGAGCAGGGTTGTTACCTTCTGCGTCGCCACCAACACCAGCGCCAGTACGTGGGGTGTAGTCACCAGCGGCAGCGTCGAGACCAGCGGTGAATCCAGCATCAGGCTCGTTGAACAGTGCTTCTTCGCCGCCTTGGTTCTCGTAGCGGGATCTCATGGCGAAGATAAGACCAGAGGGACCAGACATAGGCTGGACACCACATACGTCATATGCCATAAGGTTAGGCATAGCACGACGAACGAGGCTGATTAGAACGGGATCAAAACCAGCAAGACCAGCGGTGTTGTTGGAATTAAGTGCCGAACCAGCAGGGGTTACGGTGCTAGCGCCGAGGCTGTTAACAGCAACTTCGTTGAGCATACCACGCTCTTCACGAATTGCTCTTTCTTGGTTTTCCAGGAGTACAGAGGTCACTGCTCTCTTGTAGCGATCCTGGATTTCAGGAGCTTCGCCATGGTTAAGAACAGGGGACCACTTTTCCTGGAGATGTTCTGCGTTAAACATTTTTGTCTCCGAGTTTTTTGTTAGGAATTGTGGATAGAATTATTTAGGGAATCACTTATTCCAGCGGTTCATTGCCTGGAGGTATGCTGCCATTGCTGGAGCAATCTCTTCGGATTCCACTGGAGTTTCGTCAGCAACTACCGTAGGAGCACCTTCCTTAGGGAAGTAGGACTCTTTGATAGTGGTGAGTTTCTTAGAGAATTCCTCCTCAGAAGTAAACTCAACTCCCTCAGCAAGGGATGCTAGTTTGTCCTTTTGTGTGTCTACTAGATCCTCGGCAATTTGCTTGACGATGATCTGCTTAGCAGACTCATTGAGACGATTTTGTAGTTCAATGTTGGCCTTAACCTGTTCGTTGAGGCGCTCTTCCATCTTACAAAGATCTTCGCTCATACCCTCTACAACATCGACTTTCTCGTCGGGAATAGAGATGTAGTGCTCTTCAAAGAGACTCTTCAGACCTGTAATAAAGTCTTCGGTAATCTCATTTCTGATACCACGGTCAACAGCAACTTGGTTTTCCTCAAGCCACTTGGTGACAGCGTAGTTGATTGTGCCGCTTACTTCCTCAGCAAGTTCTTTCTTGGATGCTTCGACTTGCTCAGTAAGTTGTGCCTGGAACTGCTCTTCGAGTTTGCTCCACTCTTCAGACAGTTTAGACTTAACAGCAGCTTCAAAGATTGTTTTTGCTTTTTCAGCAAATTCTTCGGATAGTTCGGTGCCCTCGGTTAGAGCAGCGATGTCACTAGATACGTCAAGTTCTTCGAACTTGGGTTTGATAGGATATGTTACACTACCACCTTCTTTTGTTCCATAGGCAATCTCGCTACCAAACTTGGGAGCAGTACCATTAGGAAGATCGGTGTTAGAAGCACCACGATTAGGTTCTCCAGAAATGCCACCAGAAATAGGAGCAGCAGCCTTAGCGCCAGGGTTCTCGTCGCCATCCTCATCATGCTCATGAGGTGTGGTTGTTACGCTATTGACTTCGGCAGGTGCCTTTTGTCCAATAGCAATACCAGGCTGAAGTGGAGCGGCGTGACCTGTAGCGCCTTCGCCAGCAGCGGCTTTAGCGTTAACAGCGGTGTTGGATTGACCTGAAGCAGCGGCGTCACCAGGGAGAACAGCAGCCGTCACCGTTGGCATTGGATCTTGTCCTGCCTCAGCGAGGACAGCGGCGTGCTCACTGGTAAACTCCTCAAATTTTTCGTTTAACATATCTGACATTTGAGTTTTCCTCGATTGTATCTAGTATATTCTAAGATTATTTATGATATCAAAGATTTGAAAGGAACTTATCGAACGCGGAGAGCATTTTCTCCTCTAATTCCATTTTGGAAGCGTTGTCAATTTCTTTTTTAAGTTCTTGGATTTGTCTCTCACGAAGGAGTCCTCCTTCCCAAACCCATTCTTTGCCTTCCATGATGCCATTAACAAAAGCATCAGGCGCGGAAGGATCCGCTACGATATCAGCAGCGGTGGCGAGCATGAAGTCTTCCCCAACATACTTCACACCATTTTCTTCTTTTAGAGAACCCATGCCTCTAGAAGATACGCCTAGTTTTACACCCTCACCTAGAAGATTCTTGGCAATAGTTCCCATTGGGGTATCGAGAATTCTTGCCTTCCCAATAAAATTATTACCCTCCGCTTTAAGCGAAGTAATTTTATGAGAAACACGATCGAGATTTACGGTAGGACCATCAGGGTGACCAAGTTCTCCTAATGCTCTTCCTGCCTTTACATACTCCTCAGAATATCTTTCGACTTCTTTGTTGAGTACATCGAAGGGATAGATTCTTCCATTACGGTTTTTAATTTCCGATTGGAGGAATACACCCTCAATGTAGAGGTTCTTTTTACCATCCTTTTCTTCAGTAAGAATTTGGATGTCTTCGATGTTCTCGGTAATTAGTCTCATTGTTCTTCTGGAGTATCTCCTGTTGGTTCATCAAAGAATGTATTAGCTACAGTTCTTTTGTATGTATCAATTGTTTCCGAAGCTTTGGCAAATAGAATGTCCTCGATTTTATCGAGAGCATCGGCACGTTTTTTGTCAGCAATTAAATTGACAACGCTCAGAACTTCAGAATCTAACGGTTGGTCACTCATGATTAAAATTTTGGGTTATAAACTATTTATCAGTTTTTTTATTTGCTGGCGCTGGAGAGGGTTTAGGCATTGCTTTCATCTTCTCAATCTCTCTTTCTTGAGCATCGTCCGCTGCTTGTGCTTCTAGTTCGGGAGCGAAAGCATCGTTCTGACGATCCATCATATCAAACGTATTGAGGTCGGCGGGATCCAGTGCCATACCAGAATCGATATCACCTCTCATCTGCTTATCCATTTCCTTCATTTCTTTCTCAGTCTGCTGAAGAACTTGACGACGGATGTAGTCAACAGAGAAATACTTGCCGAGGAATGGATCCATCTGGGTGACAAGGTTCATACGCTGTAGCATCATTTCCTGTTCCTTCAATTCGTTGAAGTGGTTATCGAACAGGAAGTCATACTGGATATGTTCCTCCATGTCATCCCAATCTTCAGGAGCAATTACTCCTTTGAGGATAAGTTGGGTCTTGAGAATATCGTGGAAAAGTTCGCTAAATCTTTTACGTAGTCTTCCGATAAACTTGGCGAACTTGAGTTCGTCACGTAAGACTTCAGTGGTCTTACCGAGGTTAAATCCTTTGTTATCGTCGGTAAGTCTAGAAGGAGGAAGATTGAGAGAGTTATAGAGTTTCTTTTTAAAGTACTCCACATCCTTGAGTTCGCCAAGGTTCTGTCCGCCAGGTAGTGTGGTAATTTCAGTTCCACGTCCACCCTCTCTACGAGGCAACCAAAAATCTTCTAGCATACTCATATGCTTTTTGTCATCACGGATCTCACCAGTGCTGGCATCGTAAACAAGTTTGTTACGATAACGTGCCATCACATCACGGAGATATTGTTCCGCTTTGACTTTAGGTAGATTGCCGACATCGATGTAGAAAATTCTACGCTCAGGAGCACGGGACAATCTATAGATAACAAGAGAGTCTTCAATCATACGGAGTTGATTGAGAGACTTGATTGCTTTATGTAAAAAACTCAATGGAGTTTTTTTATTGAGATCCATCAAACCAGATGTACAGGCAGCAACAGAATCGGAAGCGATCTTGATTCCATTTGAAGATGCCATATCATACGTTGAGTTTACACTCAAAGCATTGGTAAAACCCTTGGGGTTGTAGATGTAATAATCAACATAGTCGCCCCAATCAAATTCCATAGCAGTTCCTTTTGCTCCTTGGGAACTTGCTTCTGGATTTTTGATCTTTTGCCTTACCTTACGTACCTTGAGTGGATCCATATAACGGAGCTCAAGAATACCTTTTCTAGGATTGTCTAGATCAATTACCTTGTGGTAATATGTACGACCATCGATGTACCAGCTTCTGATAATCTGGTGAGCATTCTTGTCGAAATTTAAAAGTCTTTTGATATGATTAAACTCATTTCTAATTTTCTTCTTGACGCCAGCACTGACATCTAAATTAGAAAGTTCAATCTCAACAGGACTGTCGTCAGCATCGCTAACAACAAATTCGTTTACAATCTCGTCAACAGCACTGTCACACTCTGGATGAAGTGCCATGTCACGATATCGTTTGAGTAACTCATACTCATTACGGCCCTGAGAACCATCAACATCTACATACGTACCAAAATAGCCACCTGCTACGGTGGCTACCGAGTCGTTTTGATTAGGGGGGATTGGGGATTGACCTTTATCTCCCCCCTTGTTATTAATTAAAAATCCAAAGAGTTGACTCATCGTAATAGATCTATTATCCTATAGATCTATTTATTAGATCAAAGATTGATTGGTTTTCCAGCACCAAAGACGTTAGAAATACCACCATCAATATTACTCTGCTCCAGTTGCTCAGGAACAACCCAGTAAGAATACTGGAATTCAACCGAGAACTCTTCGACCTGATCATTGCTGTCATAAGCAAGGTCAATTTGAGACACGTTCGTTGGGAAAGCGTGCATCAGGTTGTACTGGCGAAGAATCTGACCACCCTCAGTACCATGCTTCTCAAGTTGCTTAACCTTAACGGTGGACATGTATCCATCCTGGTTAGGCGTGAAGTTTGGAGAGTAGTTTCCTTCGTGAGTATTCATAGATTCCAACCACTGCTCGAAGTAGGTACGGATCTTCATTTCCTTATCATTGAAGAAGGTAGCAGTCCAAGTATCGAAGGTACGATCACCAGCGATCTTGACTGTTCTTCCTCTAAAAGGAACTTCGATGACACCCAGGTTCGAAGCGGGTAGAGCAGCAGACTTACAGAGAACATTGATTAGATCTTTGTCGTCTGTAGGAGAGGCGTTATCACCTAGATCAGTAGGCCAGGTGATATCAATCGAAAACATATTGGGCTTAACGCCTTGCCCAATATTCGAGATAAAATCGTTAATACGTGTTGCCATTTGTTTTTTCCTCTAAGATGTTTATGAGATTAATTATCAATTACCGATAACTTCACTGAAAGAAACACCTGTCTTGGTTGCCGTTAAGGTAACCGTGATGTAGTTGATGGAGCGTGTTGGCTTCATGAAGATTTCAGCAACAAACTCGTTACGATCAACCACCGATGGGGTGTTATTAGAATCATCACAAACGACGAGGAAGTCGGTGACTCCTCTACGTGCCTGAACCTCGGAGAGGTAGGAATTTAGAGCGGAAGCGAAACCAATTCTAGTTGTGGCATCGTTCTGCTCAAACAGAACTCCTTTAGCAAGAGATTCTGCTCTCTTCTGAACATTGAGGAAGAGACGACGAACGTTGATACGATCGAAAGCAGATGGTGAAGACAGGGCAGTCTTGTCACCGAATAGAATAATGCCAGATCCAGCAAACGAGCAGATTGGGTTGATTCTTGCTTGATATAGTTCGTCTCTATCAGCCTGGGTTGGGTTGTAGGCAAGCTTAACAGCGTTTCTTAAACCACCACGGTTGGTTCCAGCAGGGGAATACCAATCATCAAGTGTAGCGGAAGTAGAAACACATAGACCAGCAACGTCTCCGTTACATGGAATCCAACGATAGATATCGTTGAAGCGATCATACATGTACTTATAACCACTATCAAACACGGCGTAAGAAGTGGAAGGTAAAGTAGAGAAGAAGTTTAGAGTGTTGGTCTTCTGTTGAGTTCTGGTTAGAGCACCACCAGAACCTACTTGATCAGTCTTAGCACAGGAGATGAAAGCAACACAATCCTTTCTGGTTTGAGCAACGCCCATTACAGAACCAGCCTTAAGTTTGGTGTCAGCTGAATCTCCCATAGAACCACCCATGAGAACGAAGTCGATTTCAACTTCTTCGGTTTCTGTGAAAAGACCGTAAGCAGTTCCGATTTCTCCCGTGTTGTAATCGTAGTCGTCAGCTCCATTCGAAAGAGCAGCTTCGTACTTACCTAGAACCTTGAAAGAATCGCCACTGTCTAAAGCAGTAGACTCTTGTCCCCATGCCTCACCAGCACCAGTAGGAGCTAGAGTAGCACCAGCAAAGATGTAAGCAGAACCAGCATTGACAGCATCTTTGTAGTATGCTACAGCGCCTTCAGCACTCTTACCATCAGTTAGTTTGGAGAGATAAGTTAAACGCTCAAGGATAGTTCCAGCAGTACCAGTAATAGCACCATCCGAATCAACAACAGCAATGTGAAGTTCGTCGTCTGCTAAACCTCTGTCGGAAGCGTACTGAGAAGTACCAGGACGAGGACCAATTTCAGATAGAGCAACACCGTTGATGGTTGTAGTTGTCCACCAGTTTCTTACCGAAGCAACACCGATGTCAGGATCTAGACCAGTTACGGTGACGTTGATGTCGGAACCATTGCCTGTTTGAGCACCAGCAAGAGCGATAATTGTTCCAGTGTTATATCCGTCGCCACCATTGATTAGGGTAACAGTAACAGAACCACCAACTCCAGTAGCAGCACCGCCAGCTTCTTCGCCAGCATCAGCAACTACAACTCGGAATTGAGCACCACCAGTTAGGTCAGCAGATGGAGTATAATCACCAGGAGATCTTCCTGATTCGGTAACGGCGTCGTGACTGAAACCAAGGATCTCATCACCATCTTCTAACTCAGCAGCATCAGTGATTAAGGTGCTGGTTTTGATGGATAGCTCATAAGTAGCAGGATTATATGCTTCGACTGTAGCAGAAATAGTGCTACCACCTTCGTTGAAAGTAACGGTAGAACCTACAACGGGCGTAGTGTCAGGAGCACCACCTAGGGTTACAACCTGATCAGGTCCTCTGTCTACGACTAGAACCTTGAGTCCGTCACCCCATTTGCCAGGAGTTCTAGCAACGAAGTCTTCTCCAGCGCCAACACCAGCAGCCCAGTCGGCAGCGTTTCTGACAGTTAAGTCGCCAGTTCCAGTGTGGGAGGATTTCGCTCCAGTTTCGGCACGTACTACAGCGAGACGACCGCCATAGTTGAGGAATTCGGAAGCGACGAACCAATCTTCAGCATTAGTAGCGTTGGGCTTACCGAAAGTATCTAATAATTCTTTTTGGGTACTGATAGTTACAATCTCACCAACGGGACCTCTAGCAAATGTTGAAGCAAAAGCGCCAGTGATGGCTTGAGAATTTACAACAACAGCGTTAGTTAGGTCACGCTCTTTGATTACAATACCAGGCGAGATAAGACTTGCCATGTTTTTCTCCTATGGGTGATCCAGATTTAATCTAAAAATATTTATTATTCTGGACTTTTCCACGGGGGAAACAATACGTGAACAACCTACCAATCTGGATATACCTCGGGTGATCCTGGTTTGTATTTTCTAGAATCTATAACCCTTTTGATAGTACAATCTTTACACTCGTATGAATATGCTGATGGTAGTGGTCTCTTATTTTTTCTCGTCAAATAAAAATCGGTAAGTAAATCTTTTTTCTCACCACATGTTCTACATACTCTCTCCTTGAAAAGTAAATGATCAAGTGAAAACTGATCTTCTATATCCATTAGTAGGTATTCCACATATAAGAAACATCTTCTTGTGTGTCACCATATTCCCACAATGTTCCATCCTCAACAAATCCTTCATCACCTTCTAGACCAGTGGTGATAAATCCAAATGGTGCCATATCTTGTTCGATCTGATTTTTTTGTTCGTCATAAATTCTCTTACGAACATCATTATCAGTCATCTCTTTAAAGTAATCCTGTTGGACTAACCAAGCAAAGATTACCATACACATTACTAGGTCATCATGGAATCCTTCATCAGCTTCAAAGGATTGCTTTTTCTGAATGAACGTAGTAAGTTCGTTGATTAAATCGTAGTCATTGAATACTAACTTATCATCTTCTACGATACTCTTTAGGTTGGCACAACCAACCTTCTTGACAGTAACACTCATCTTGACACCTAGCTGTGTCTTTGTGCCAGAGAATCCGTGTCCCACAATCTGTCCAGCACGTCCTCTCATAGCACACATGAGAACATTAGGATACTCTAGATCGTAGTTTAAGATAGATGCTACCTGATCTCCAATATCATTTACTTCTGCTAGAACCCAAGCGTTATTATATGCTCTCGCTACATCATTGATAACGTTGGGGAACAGCATTGGTTTAACTTCGTTGTTCCTATATTTTGCTACTACCCTGTAGGGAACAGTTGTAATATCAAAAACAATAAAAGCAGAATAGTCTCCCCCAATACCCCTACTAACATCAACCGTAAGAAGGTATTCGGATTTGTCTTTTGGTTTTTCATAAACATCCAACCCTTTATTGGAACTTATGGGTTCTTCAAATGTTAGCGCACGTAGTTTAGCAGCTGAGATTAGGGTGTCAACAGATCCTAAGAATTCACATTCAAATTCCTGGGTAAACTGTCTTTCTGATGTGTTCTTGATGGTCTCTTCTTTCCACTTGGCGTCTCTACCAGGGACTTGTGACCAGTGTACTTCGTGATACGTATATCCATTTCTCTCGTTAACAGCATCAGTCCACATCTTATAGAAGTGGTTCATACCCTGTGGGGTAGAAATGATAATTACTTTCGTACTTTTACCAGAAGTAATAGTAGGATAAACAGAGGCAAAGAACGACTCAGCAATGTGATTCGGGACGAACGCGAACTCGTCGAGAAAGATGATGTTAAACGACATACCTCGGACAGCACTTGCAGACGTAGAAGCTGCCAATATCTTACTGCCATTTTCTAATTCGATGTTTCCTTTGTTCCATACTACCACACCTTGCTGGATCCACTTGGGTAAGTTTTCATATGCTGTTGCAAGTCTTGCCAAAAGGTCCCTAGCAGTGGATGCTTTGTTCGCTAGGATACCGATGTTAACGTTATCGTTGAACAAAATATAATGCAGCAAATAAGATACCACGGTGGTAGACTTACCAGTCTGTCGTGGTAACTTAGCAATGTTAAATCTATTATTGTGAAACTTCTTGATTAGTTCTTCTTGGAAGTCCCACATCTTGAATGGCACCAGACCTTCGTCAAGTGAAACGATCTGTACATAGTTCTTGGTAAAATATACAGGATCTTTAGCACACTTGATGTATTCTTCTAGTTGCTCCTTGGTAAAATCAATTTGTACATTCGCTTTCTTTAGAAGCGGATTACCAAGATAAATGTCGTCTCCAGCACCCATTACATACTATTCATATGTAACTATTTATTCCACCACTGGGATTCTCCCTCTTCGTATTTCTCTCCAAACTTGTCAAGGTCTTCCATTCTCTTCTCCCAGGTATCTCCACCATCCTTTCCTTTCGCTGGATTGATACACTGGAAATCACCCAGTTTATTACATACCAAACCAGCAAGATCTAAATCGCTGCCTTTTACACCCGTACCAGACCATCTATGTTCTCCGTTGATCCAAGTTGCTCCACACTTAGGACACTCAGCACGTGACATAGATAAGTCCGAAAATTGACGGTCATCTTCCATTTTGGTTCGTTCCGTAGGGTTATTAGTATTATAGACTATCTAGTAAAAAATAGTGTAAAGAATGGCTACGATTTGATAAGCATATCACATGTTTTCAAATTTATATTCTAATATCATTCGATACATAGAATCCCTTAAGTACCAGAGGTGCTCTTGCTCAGTGGGATGTCGAGAGGGAGAACCTTCCCAAGTTTCAATTCTTTTCAGCACACATTGATGTAGAAGATGGATATCTTCTATGGTTAACTTTACTTCGTAATCGTAGTCTTGTTCTTCATTCATGGGTTATTGGGATCCATTCCTAATGACTCTAAGTATTCACGCCACCAGGAATGTTTCTCCTTTTTCCAGCGAGGAACTGGAAGACCTTTTTCTGAATAATATTCTTCTAGTGCTTTATCGATAGTCTGTCCGATCTCCATATTCCTCTTCCTCTTCATCAACGTCAGCATATGGATTCTCCACAAAGGGTCCTCGTTTTCGTAAAGGTTCTTGTCTGACATAATCCTGTTCAGCATTTACGGCATCAATCCAAACAGCAAGTTTCATCACGATAAAAATGATGATGAGGGGTGTAAAGCACCCAACTAAAATTATGGGGTTCATTTGTGACTCCTAGAGAAAGGTTCCCAGTGTTCCCAACCATATTTATGTACAAGGTGCATACCTATGATGGGAACAAATACAAGACAAAACCCCATGACACCTAAGCACCATGGGGTATTCATAACAGATCTAACCAGGAGCTGAACGTGATTCATTTTGGAAATACTCGGGTAGTGGACATCCTTTGAAATCGTTTATCTCATCTACTGCTAAGACAAACATGGTGCAAAATCCGACACAGAAAGCAAAAAGCATTTGAGGGAAGTTATAGTTTCCCATGTGGGCAGTAGGATCAGGTTCATCATTATGTGGATGAAGATGTTTACTGATCTCTTCTATTCTTTTTTTCTTTTCTTCATCTTCTTTTTTCATGCTGGATAATCCCAGTTGGTTATGAATTCTGTTTTGTGTGACGGTCCCCATCCACCAAGATAGAGATAAGGAGCAGTACGAATGGGACAACTGTCACCAGTACAGAGAAGATCATCAACGATCCTCCATGACTCCATGACTTCATCAGCGTGTACAAAGTGGGACTGGTCCCCATTGATAGCGTCATAAAGAAGTTTTTCATATCCATCTATTGCTCTGTCCTGTGGATAGGCGTGGGTGAGTGTTGCCAACTCCAAGTCGTCATTGAGCCCAGGTGACTTAATATCCATACGGATATCGAGATGAGGGTTAGGCTGTAGACGCATGACGATACGGTCGTTAACTTCTCCTTCATATAATTTTAGCGGTGGTGCTTTGAGTTTAATGACTACCTCTACACATTGATATGGTAGTTTCTTGCCTGTCATGACGTTAAAAGGAACCCCCTCCCAACGCCAGTTATCGACGAATAGAGTCCCAGCAAAATAGGTAGGAGTACCACTGTTAGGATCAACGCCCTCTTCGCTACGGTAACCATCGTACTGTCCCAAAATAATGTTCCCGCTCATTCTAGTAGCGGCGAGAACTTTTGTCTTTTCACGTCTGATTTCCCTTGCATTCATTTTGCTTGGGGGTTCCATAGCAATCAACGCTAGAACTTGAAGAATGTGGTTTTGTAGCATGTCACGTACAGCACCAGCAGTCTCGTAGTATTGTGAGCGACCTTCACAACCAATAGTTTCGGAAGCAAAGATTTGAATCTCGTCTATGTACTGGCGATTCCAAAGTGGTTCCAGCAGAATATTGCTAAACCTAGTAGCAAGTATGTTATTAACAGTATCTTTGCCAAGATAATGGTCAATGCGATATACTTGTTTCTCCCGTAGATGTCGCTCCACCACAGACTGTAGATTATCAGCAGATTTATAATCGTACCCAAAGGGTTTCTCAATAACCACACGGGATGCTTCGGGGTCATTGAGTTTACCTGCCTCTTTGAGATTGACAATAGCGTTAGCATATCTTTCGGGAGGAACCGAAAGAAAATAAGTATTATCGTGGAGGTAATCAGGAAGGTGACTGAGAGTGTCAACATTGTCCAAGTCCGCTGAAACGTAGTCTAGTTGATGGAAAAATTCTTCTGGATAATCACCAAGAGATTCTTTCCATTGTGCTGCTGTTGGTTGTCTTCTGGCACAACCAGTGATTAAAAAATTGTGTGGAAGAAGATCTTTCTTCCACAGTTTATAAAGAGCAGGAATTAGTTTCTTCTTACAAAGGTCTCCCGTTGCTCCGAAGATAACAATTCCTTTAGTGAGCGGTTCCGTTTCCATCGTAGTCGTCCGAGTCGTAATAGTCATTTTCACCTTTAAGTCGTCCAAATGTGAGGGTGGCACAAACAAAGGGTATTGCTGCCCAAAGTAAGACATCAGCGAACGTCATGACCACCAAACATAGCTCTCATTCCATTCAAAACCTTGGCTGTGAAAGCACCAAGACGGCGCGACTCAAAACGTGCCCACAACGCACTGCTGATGACAGGAGCGGGTACGCCAAGATCCACAGCAGCGTGAACAGTCCAACGCCCCTCACCAGAGTCTGATACTCCCCCATCGAACTTGCTAAGCTCTCTATCGCGGCGTAGTACAACAGCGGTAAGGTCAAGTAACCAACTACCAACCACGCTACCACGACGCCAAAGCTCAGCCACCTCATCAACTTTAATGTCGTAGCAATAATCGGCGGGGCAGTCCATTGGGGCAACCTCGGCGTCTCCTTCTTTGACATACTTAGATCCAGCATTTGCTTCATGTAGAATATTAAAACCTTCGGCATATGCTTGCATAATACCGTATTCAATACCATTGTGGACCATCTTAACGAAGTGTCCAGCACCTGGACCACCACAATGTAACCAACCCATTTCTGCTTGTGTTACGAAATCATTAGGTTGTGTACGTTCGGCGGCAGAGATACCTGGGGAGAGGGCGTTAAAAATTGGCGCACAAGTGGCGACTGCAGTATCTCTGCCCCCAACCATAAGACAGTATCCACGGTCCAAACCATAAACACCACCACTAGTACCACAGTCAATATATTGGATGCCAAGTTTAGACAACCTTTCTGCCCTGCGTCTAGAGTCTTTAAAATTGGAATTGCCATGATCAATAATAATGTCGCCTTCACGACAATATCGTAGTAAGTCATTAAGTGTGTCCTCTACAGTTTCTGCTGGTACAACCATCATAAAGACGCCAGGTTTGAATGACTCATCTCCAAACACTCCACGTCCGTTGTGAACTACTTGAACAAGGCTTTCCACAGAAGTGGTATATCCACTGATATAACCCTTCTCATATTGTTCTTCAGCTTTTTTAACATTGTTTCGATAACCATGTACTTCGTGTCCTGCTGAGATCATACGGCGGGACATACCCTCACCCATACGACCCAATCCGATAATTCCTACTTTCATTTTTTAAATAAATCCTCTACTTGTTTACGAGCGTCAGACATTTTTTTCTTCTCACGCTCTGTGTGTTTGTACCCGTATTTACCATGGAAGATAGCATGTCCTTGGCAGAACATAGTTACTCCAAACACAAGTGCTAGGATTATACCTATCCATTCAATTATAAGTGTATGTTGAGCCATGGGAATACGGGATCGATTACTCCAATGAGTCTAAGCAGACCCTCAGCAAAAAGTGCAAGAACAACCCAACCAACACACATACTGATAATTGAAGCATTACGATTATGCTTTCGTATGGCATCGTCGATCATCTCCTGTACTTCTTCTTTAGTTGTGAATTCGGGTGGTTCTATACCTTTGCCCCAGTTTTTGAACATCAGATTTTCTCCATAGCCAAGACTAACTCTTGGTAGTGGTGTAATTCATCATTCATTATATCGATGATTTTCTGATCGTCAGGATTTGTAACAAGATACTTTGCGTATGTCACAGAAGCGTGAAGTTCTACTTCCGAGTTCAGATGATAAGCATACCTAGGCAACACAGCAAAATAAGCGACCATAATCCAATAGTAGACCAGCACCAAATGATAAGCGAAGAACCTATCAATCCAAGCAGTATGTCCACCACGGCGTTCCATCTCCTCTAAGTGTACGGTTTCATTAACTGTTTGCTCGAAGTGTTCTACCATCAGGTCAAAGTGTTCTGGGGTCCTGAGACCTAGAGACTCCTTGAAATGTAAGACACTCAAGAAAGCAAAATAGGGTGCCCGAGCAATAGTCTCAAGCACCCAAAAACGTTGTATGTCACGACCTTGATACAAAAAATCAAGTATCGCTACTGTGACATTTAAAACAACCTCATTAAATTTTTTCATCATTCTACGTGTACTGTACCGATCATACCAGCCCCCTTATGGGGACCACACCAGTAAGTATAGTCACCTGCTTCGGTAAATTCAACATCGAACTCTTCACCAGGCATCATAGCGAGACCTTCGTGTGAAATCTCTGGATGATCTTCCACTACTACATTATGAGGAGGAAGCATATTATTAACAAAATGAACTGACTCACCAGCGGAAATGGTAACTTCGGCTGGTTCGAAAACGAGGTTTCCGTCGTATCCCATTTGGACATCGACTGCCCACGCTGGGAGGGCAAGAAACATTGTGGCTAGAAGTCCTAGAATAAACTTCATATAACTTTATAGCAACTACCTTATCTATCAGGTTCAGGCGTATTCAAGTTGCTCCGAAGCTTATTGTAACGTGGGTTTGTCTTGACTTCCTGACTTAACATCTCACTGAGTTCATCACAGCACTGGCACCATTGCTGTCTAACGTCTGGTGCCCCTAATGCTTTTTTAGAAACAAGCTATACCATTCATGCCACAGTTTGGCACATTCAGCATTCTTCTCATTTAAGTGAGGTTCTCGATACACCTAGTCCTCAGGGCAATTTTCTTCTTCGTAATACATCAATTTTTTTTCAAGACGATCATATTCATCCCACATATATTCTGATCCAGTGTAGTCCTTGTACATTTCACAGGCACGAATCAACCGTGCAATGTCGTCGGAGTTTAGTCTCATTTCCATATGCCATTCTAATAATGTAATTATATCTATTCAGGTCAACAATTCCAGGCACGTAAGGATTTGTTAATACGGGAGTCTGGATCACGTGCTGTCTTCTTGGAAGTCAACTTCGCTTTCATACCTTTCATTCGAGCACAGAAGGATTTCCTACGGGGATTTCCAACCTTCTTTGATGGTGCCTTAAGGTCTGATCCAGGATTTTCTCTCTCGTAAGACTTCCGTCCTTTTTCGTTGAGTCCGCCTGACTTGGACTTTCCTTCTTTCCTTGTCCAGGCTGCTTCTTGGAGGTCATGCCTCAGATCTTTAAACGACTTCATATTTATTACCCCATGTGAGCGATAGATGTGGCATAGATGTCAGTAACTGCCGCTTCAGTTTCCAACGTATCAGTAGGTTGCTTATCAATAACAACTGGTCTGTGTGGAGCAAGGTAGAAACTACCAAGCACATCGCCACCAGCATTCTTGTGGATAATTAGATGAGCGTTACCACCAGCATGGTTATGCTGACAGAGAATTCTTTCGCCAGAGTCAACGGTATCTGGTGTTGTGGTGAGTTGAGTTGCTTGACCCAAGAGTTTGATTACGTTCATCCTAGGATTGCTACAGGGGAGACATAGACATTACCAGAAGTGGGAGCACCATCAACTTGGAACAACGAATAGACTTGTCCGTTCTGATCTATTTGAACAATTTCGTATGTTGGACCTTGGGGATCCTCAATAGGAGTCTGACCAGGATTCTTTTCGAGATATACAGTTTCTCCAGATTCAATAACCATTGATGGATAGTTATCTGTTTCTACGTTTTGGATAACTTCAAAATGAGTTGGTTCTCCAGTGGCAGGATCAATAGCTTGAATCTTGGTTCTTCTTGCTACGATACGAGCATCGGTGGCATTTGTTACTTTGATCCAGCGAGCACGATACAGTTCTTTTGTTTTCAAATGAACTGCTGTTGCAAGCGCAACAGAATGATCACCAGTAATTGTGGTTCCATCAACTACCGTTACTTTACCTTGTGGTCTGATGATCATGACTCTCCCTTATCCTTTTTCTTATTTATTAGAAGACTTTCTCTACTTGTACGACAGCTCTATGGGGAGCAAAAATATAATCGGATGCTCCTTTATTGAAAAAAACTTCTTCTTTTGGAGGTAATTGGAACCTGGAAGATACAATTCCATTCTCACCTTTAACTATAATCTCCATAACCTGATCTGCTATGAGAGTTGCTTTCACTCTTCTGGCATATTCAACGTTGAAAAAAACGTCTTCTGTATTTGGTACGTGGGTTGCCATGTTACTCATCTGATTTATCTTTATTTATTTGCTTGAGCATTTTTTGAAGATCTGCTGTACTACCTACAAATAAATTGTTGGTAGTATTACCTGCTTTTTGTTTTGTTGGTGCTTCGAGGTCTTTCATTCTCTTCTGTAATTCCATGAGCTTGTCAGTGGTGTCTGCTACCTGCTTCATGGCGTTTACAGCGACTTCATATGCCCTAGGGTGTCCAGACTCCTGAGCAACCTCTAGAGCGCCGTCTAGCGCCTCCTGACCTTTCATTATTAAGTTGTACAACTGACCACGGGTATACTCGTAGTCAGCATCCTGATCATCTTTTTGTTTTGGAATAGGTGGTTTCTTAGGTTCAACATCTGACGACTCGACTTCGATGTCGAACATGTCTTCCATATTATCTTCAAACTTGCTCATAAGATTTCAATCCCCTCATTAAATCCAAAGTCATCGGTAGAGATGACTAGTTCATCATCAGCAGCAGTGATAACTCCATCTCCATCTTTATCTTCTAGTGCCTTAGGTGAGTAACTATAGGCAGCAGTTCTTCTACTCTGCTCAAGGTCTCCAAGTGATTCGTAAATAGTTGCCTTACGAATAATACCACTATTACTATAAGGACCGTAGATGTAAGACTTAGCAGTAAAATTCAATGACCACACAATACTTCTACGATCTAAGAAATTATCATCCCAATCATCTTCATAGTTGATATTGTTTAACACAATAGCAATATCTCTTTTCTCATCCATATCACTAATCATGTTGAGAGTGATATTAAAGTTGGGTTGGAAGAATGGTAAGATTTGCTCAATAATCTGAAGACCATCGTCTTGATTTTTAGCAATGATTCCTAGTTCAAATTCCATATCGTATGGAACTGGAACATACTGTGACTTAACTTCTGTGCCGTCATCATTGATAACTGTTCTGTACTTCTGTACAGGACTTGTTTTTCTGGCAGCATCATAATTGATGCTTGTCATCTCAAAGTATAGACGTGGTAAAGTAATAGCAACTTTTCTTCCCACATCAGGATTTTGTTCTAGACGTGTCAAGAACTTCTGCTTGGGACCATAAGCAAGAGGAACCTTTTCAACCTCCAACACGTCACCTGTGTTGGGATCTACTTTCTTGAGTTCGATGTTGTTGAATAATGTACCGAAACCAATAACCGTCTTACGTATTGCTTCGTTATAGAAGTGTTGGCCTAGCATTAGAATGAATCCATAAAGTTACCGTACTCACCAAAGGGATTAACTTCTCCCCAGTCGATGAGGTTGTCAGCTGCTTGTTCGATCTCGTAATTTTGATCGTACTCGCTGTTCGTATTATTTAGAGTGTCAAATGTACCTACTACGTGAACAGCACCACTATCATCTCCAGTCATAGCCTCACCTTGAGCAAAGGTTCCTGTTCTATTGATCACTTGTAAAACTCTAGTAGCGGCATCCCAGGACTTCACCTCTGCTGTAATTCCAGTTGTGCTTCCTGTAACGGTCTCTCCAACGGTGAAGTCATCAGTACCACCAACTGCCATAGTAAGAGCGATAGCAGAACTAAACAGAGTTTCAATTTCATCAATCTCAGCAACACCTGTGGAAATATTATCACTACCGATTTCGTAGATTTCAGCAGTCATCGTGTAGAATTGAATTTTTCCAAACTGGTAAAAAGGATTCTCTCTTTCTACAAATTTGATTTCATACAAGTCTTGTGTCAGTGGGAAATATAAAAGGTCTCCCTCGTTTGGTCTTCCATTAACAGTTAAGTTGTATCCACTAGAAGCTTCTGTCCAGCGCCTCGTAGACACACGGAACTTTACTTCGTCTGTAATACGTAGACCAAACTTACTGATAAATTCAGATGTATCTCCAAATCCTGTTACATTTTCTAGGAGCATTTCAATCTGAAATTGTGACTCATACTTGGAATAGATGATGTCATCTAGAGTATTGTCTTTCAGGATTGTCCTGGGCATGTAATAGATATCCGATCCGAACAGTTTAATCTGCTCGTCAACTAGATCCTGATAGAGGTTTTGCTCTCCAGAATCTCCTTGATAATATGTTGGAAAATAGGGACTAGTAGGCATCTTATCCGATCATATCCATTGGTGGGAGGGAGTACTTGGAAAGCATTTCTGCTTCAAGTGCTTGAACTTCATTGTTGCCATCTTCCCAGATCTGACGACCATTGAGAGTGATGCCACCAGGAAGTTGAACGTTATTATATTTGATTAGGTTTGCTCCCCACTGTCTCTTCATTAGAGATGTGGCATATCGTTTGACAAACGTATCGTTATATACTTGGGTGTAAGTATCTGGATCTACAGCACCCCAGCAGTCAATTAAAATCCAGTTTCCTTCTTTTAATCTATTGACATCAATGTCAAGATATAATCTGTCTTGTCTCTTGGTGAATCTATATTCAACAAATCCCCCAGTATTGATAACCATATCTAGGGTTTCGAAGTATTGCTTAACCATGAAATAGTTGGTTAAGTCAAAGTTCCCCATCTTGAATCCATTAGAAAAAGAGAACATGTCCATCAGAAAATACTGATTGGTCATACCAAACAAACTGTTACGAACAAAGTTTGATGAAACACCAAATACTTTACTGATACCCATTACATGATCAGGAATTTCTAGAAAATTCTTTCTATGCTCCCATCCAGTGGCATCTGGGTCTACAGTTTGAGTGACTTCATTTTGGGTGGTAAATCTAGCAACATCTAAATCTGTAATATTGTGTTTGAGATACATTCTTTCAAGACCATCAAAATGATGTTCGTGATAGAATTGGATAGCATCGTCAATTACATCACTGACTTGTTCGTCAGCAATGTTGACCTGAAGAACAGGCTCGCCTAATTGTCTCTTACAATAAGATATAAGTTCTGCTCTACTGCTTGGCGTTGCCATTTATTCCACGCAAAAGTTCCCTACTTCTATTTAGGGACCGAACGTTTCAGAACATTGAAGGCTATAGAAATCCTCTCCCCATCACAGGAACTAGGCAATACTTCATGCTCTAACCATGATGGGAAAAGAAGTAGCTCGTTAGTTTTTGGAGTGTAATCTACGAAAGGGCGTGTTGCCCAGGGTTCGTATCTCATTTCAGATGGGAGTCTTCCTCTAGGATCCCAGAATCTTATAGGTCCCGAATTCTCTGGACACTGTACATAATAAACACCACAAACTACAAAATTTGTATTGATATGTGTATGTCGTTTATTATAAGATCCTTTGGAATTTATATTAATCCACGACCAAAAAGAGACGCCCGTTTCTTGAGTATATACAAATCCTAGTGATGGTAAAATATTTGCTATTTCTTGAAATAACTCTGGGTCATTAAATCCATCGCTGCTAGTACTCTCTATCTGTTGTCCCCCAACATTAGAAGACCCGTCCTTATTGGAATCTAAGGGCGGGTTACTTGCTCGAAACTCTTCGACTGCATTTAGTAGTCTATTAGTATCCAGTTTTAAATCAAATGTATGTAGTGGGGTTGAAAAGAGATCAACCTTCGCCATTTTCTTCTACTGCTTCTTCAGTAGTGGGTGGGTTTAGCAGGTCTAAGGTCTCCAAACCACCTAGTAGTTTTAGTTTATATTCTTTTGCTTTAACTAAATTTGCTTCTAACTCAGCAATCTGCTTATCAGCATTAGCGAGCTGATCGTTAAAGTTTTGTCTTAGTTGTTCAGTGTCCATGTTTTAATAAAAAATGATCTATGATTATATTTATGGAGGTCCTGGTTCATCACCGACGACTCCATCAAATGCTTTGATACTAACGTCCCAGAAATATGAATTGTTGGATGTGCTATCTTGGTCAGCATCAAAAGCGACTTCATATGTATCAGCACTTCCTTGTAGATTAGCAAACTGACAATTAGTATTAGTACCCTCAGCAAGAGGAGTTCCAGAATAAGTATTTGCTCCTGCCCAAATTTTTACATTCATTGTTCCAGTTGATGGAACGTAAACAACTTGGTTGGAATAATTTTGTTGGGTAGGGAGATAAGCAATAAATGTGCTACCACCAGATGCTGGATAGATATATGGGTAATAACAGTTCCACTGGAAAGCATGTCTAGAACTATTGTTACCCCAAGTCCAACTTGGAGTAGCATCAGATTTATAAAAAGCAATTCCATGATCAGCACAAACATGGTTTTTGTCAATGCTAAATCTAACCACTACACTAATGTCACCAGGAATTTCGAGACCATCAGTTCTAGTTGGGTAAGATGAAGTACCAAAAGCATTTCCAGTAATAAAGTGTCCTGTACTATTAATTCCGTAGTACGAGGAAGGTTTAGTTCCCTGACCAGACAAGACCCAAGATGGGTAACTATTTTTAAAATCATCAAACAAATCTGGTAAAACTGATGTCTCTACCCAAGTAGATCCATTCCAAAATTCTACCTTGCCAAGATCTGTGTTGAGAATAATCTCTCCAACTTGTTTGCTAGAAAGATTAGTTCTTTGTGATGATGTATAATATGGAATATTAAAATTTTTAAAAATATTAATATTCGTTGCTGATAGAGTTGACATAGTATTCTAATCTTAGAGTCTAGCTGCTTTCCACTGTGTACCTGTGTAATAATTTATATTACTATCTGAGGTATTATAAATCACATCACCAGCTATTGGTGTTAAAGCATTTCTTTGTGCTGTAGTGTAGTTCGGTAATCTCAACCTAGCGTTTTGAGGTAGAGAAATCTGATTCGCGTTAACAGTTGACATAGTTAAATTCCTGTATATTTACTGCCAGTCCAGGTTTTCCAAGCACCGTTGAGAAGAATAGTAGTTCCTACAACAGGAGTGGCATATTCTGAGAACTTGGCTTCGCTTTCCCATGCGGGAAGTTTTAATCTATTAAAGTCGGATAGATTAGTGACGTTAATTTTTGATGTTTCTGCTGACATTTTAAATCAATAGATAGTCCAGTTAGATCCCGAACCTACGGTGACTGTTACACCACTATTTATAGTGACAGGACCATAGGCAAAAGCGTTAACATTATCTGGGATAGTTGTGTTAGTAGTGATAGTTGCTGCCGCTAATCGGATAACTCCATCAGCACCAACCCATTGTGCTACATCATTGACGTACAGAACACCAGTCAAGTTGATGTCTCCACCAACTTCTAGTTCTTTGTCGTTATCTGCTAGTGAAGTAACTCCAATACCAACCTTGGAATTTCTGTAGATGTCATTGCCATCAATATTCCAGTTAGATCCACTGAAAGCAGTGCCATCTTGATAAAGAGTTCCAGTGAAGTTGACGTTACCACCAATGTTAAGTTGATAATCTTCGGATGGAATAGCAGCGTTGATTGAAACTTTATTATTAGTTCCGTTAGCAACTATAACTGGAGTGGCGTGCCAGCCACCTGTTCTTTCATCATTGGAATCAAAAGCAGATCTTTCGAGAGAGAATAGATTATCTCCAGGACCAGCAGTGAATCTGAAGTTAGCTTTAGTTACGGTAGTAGCACCTAAAAATTCAGTAACAGCACCAGGGTTATCTCCATCATCTTGGATGATTAGTTTATCAACCTTAGCATTACCAGCGACATCGAGAACTTCAGTAGCGTCACGACCAATACCAATCTTTTGAGCAACCTTTAGATTACCACCTGCTTCAATTCTTAAATATTCAGCGAGGTCAGTAATCGTAGCCTCAGGTCCTGCCGTTGGGTTTCCAGTAATAACAAGGTCTGCTGTGTTAGAACCAGCATTCTCTCTAAAGATATTCCAAGTATAAGCAGCGCCACTGTTCTGGAAAGCAATACCTTGACTGTTAGCGTTATCCGTTGTTCTAAGTACAAAGTCGTCAACTGATCCTAATACATGGACAGATAACTTACCATCACTATCTCCAGGTTCGGCACCAATACCAACCTTACCCTGTGCTACATCAACAAAGAATAGGTTGTTGTCAGCATCAACCTTGAAGTCTGAACTAACTGTAATACTTCCAGTAACACCTATATTGCCACCAAGAAGATTTAAACCATAACCATCGGCAATTTCAAGGTTACCATTAATCGTACCACCGCTGCTGCTTAAGTTTCCAGAAGCAGTACCAGTTAGATCGGCAGTAATGACATTAGCGGCGAAGTCACCGTTCTTGTCCCTCATAACAACATTTCTGACAATCAGATTTTGTTCTGGGTTAGCAGCATCAAAATCACCACCATCGACACCAGTATAAGTCGAAGCACTATTTGAGGAAGTAATAGTTACATTGTCAGCGTTCCAAATAACGTTACCATTGATTTTTACATCATTGGTAGTCTTAACCTTGAACTCTAAGTTACCAGATTGCTCGTCAACTTCGTTGTTGCCACTAGCAACGATAGCAGATTGCCAAGCATCAGCACCTTCTGTGAAGAAACGAAGTGCTGGAGTAGTAGAGTTCGAACCTTCAACTCTACCCATATTAAGAATAGCAGTTCCACCATCATTGACCAATTCTGCTACTGTATGTGATCCATCCACAACACCATCATTATCAGCATCATAGTGAGAAATACCAACGTCTTGATATTCTACTTTAATGTCTACATTAGAAGAATTAGTTCCACCAATACTTCTACCAAGAGTGCTCCAGAATTGTGTACTAGAACCAGTAGATGCTGTTGCCGTCACAATAGCATAATTATTTTCAGCATCATTGCTGTCTAAGTATACAAAGACATTTTTGACGATGGCACTACCAAGATTATCTCCACCAGCGTTGAATACAGTGAAAGGATCACCAACACCGAATGGTTGTGCTGTGAGAGTTGCTTGTAATGATCCAGTAACGTTATCGTTAATATAGAATTGATATACAGCAGCTCCCCATCCAAAGATAGAAATGCCATCTAAGAAATTCTTACGTGTTTGCCATGTTGGCAACTTCTCATTTCTGAGAATTCCTGTCATCATGTTAGAAGCATTCTGATACCAAGAACCTTCTCTGCCTTCAACTTTGTCAGCATCTAGTCCAGAACCAGCACCATCAGAACCTGATGTCCAAACTTTATACCAACTCTTGAAGGAATTATCAGAAGTTAGTGAGTTAGATCCTCTAAACCAGAAACCACCACCAGAGTCGTCACCAGGACCATCAGTAAATGCTAGTTGCCTAGAACCACCGTCAGATTCACTTGCTCTAATGTTTACAAGTAGATATGGTTTTGGATCATTCTCTGGATCTGGGCAATCGCTAAGACCCATGACACCATCATTCTTTGGTGTAATTGTAATACCTTCAGCAATCTCCGAAGGTTGAACCACGTCATTAACAGCAGTTTCTTGCCAATATAGTCTTCTTGTACTACCAGACTGACCACTAATTTCAATAGTATACAATCCAGAAAGTCTGTTAACACCTAGAGTACCTTCTCCTAAGTTAGAAGCATTTAGATAGTAAGCACCCTCAAATCCATCAAGGCGGTCAGCATCTAGGTTACTAGAATCGCCAGTCTTCAGTCTTACAGATCCATCACCAGCTGTTCCAATCTCGAACTGTGACTTATCAAATCTAGCAAGACCCAAGGTTCCATAGTCATCAGTTGTTCCATCAGTAACCCTAGCAATATCGATGGTTGTGTTAGCAAACATCTTGTTGGTGGTAGACTTCTTAGCTTGAAGTTCTAGGAAGCTACCACTACCCAATTCTGGTGGGAATTCATCAACAATGAAATCAGTGTTGTATCCAGAACCACCATCAACAACCACAACTGTAGTTACTACACCAGAAACAACGGTGATATTTGCCGTTAATCCAGTTCCATTTCCACCAGATAGAGAAACGTTACGAGCAATACCATTTGGTTGGTTGTCTACAGTACATCCACTACCACCATTAGCAATAACAACACTATCAATAAAGTTACCTTGACTGTAGTTCGAAGCAAGTAGGATTGGAGATGGATTTCTGGTAAAGTTAATTATACTTCCAGCAGCAATCGAATCGCTGGTTGGTTTATCTAAGTTGATGGTAATTACTGTTCCGTCCAGAGAAACGGTAAAGCTAGCGATAATTGTATCCGCTTGAATACCAGTACCAGCAACTTGGTGACCAACAATAACATTTGTGGAATATGGAACTTGAAGTTGAGAACTTGAATCTCCAACTCCTGCCAGTAGCTTCAAGAAATATCTCTCTTCAGGTCCCTTGAGAGATTGTACTGCTGGTCTATATGATTGGTCTCCTCTCAAGAATGAGAAAGAGTTAGCAGCATCTGAATTATTTGCTAGACGTGCTGTAGAAATAACACCTGATGTAATGTCAGAAGCAGCGATCTGGTTGGAGGATAGAGATACCCAGTTGTCGGCATCTGAACCAGAGGTATTAACAACCCTAGTTATAGTTACAGTTGTTGGAGAAGCACTGCTATCTTGAATGGTATCGTTATCAGTAATTTTAATATTGTTAACGATATCACCATACAGTCTGCTTTCAGTTAATGCTTCTGCTGTAGCAGTAGATCCGTCTGGATTGGTTGGAGCATCAATATTTACGCCTGGTTGTGTAGTATATCCCTTACCACCTGTATATCCATTATCAAAATAAAGATCGATAGTTACAACTTGACCACCACTAATTGTAGCGTTTGCTTTTGCTATAACACCACCAGACTGGAGATCACCACCAACGATTTCAACTGGTGGGGCAGTTGTGTATCCAGATCCACCATCAGTAATATTGATTCTGTGAACAACACCTTGTCTATACTCAGTTGCCTGAATCTTACCACCAGTTACAGATCCTGTGTAAATGTTATTTACAGAGAACGTTAAACCAGTGTCAATTGGGAAAGCAGCGAACAAACTGTCGTTGTCGTTGTTTAGAATGAACGATTCTGTTGTGCCAGTACCACCACCTTCTACTGAGTTTTCTTGGATAGCAATATCACCAGCAAGAGCTCCTTCAATTCTTAATCTCTCTTGCTCTGTATCAACTGTGTATACGTTGAAAGGTCTGATAGGAGGTAACTGGTCGATGTTAATTTGACCAGAGTCAGTCAATTCAACCAGTGCTCTAGGAACTGGATTGGTAGAATATGGTTTGTTGATGTAAGGACCAAGGTTATTAACAATAAAGTCTCTAACTGCTTTCTGAGTAGAGATCAAGCTGTTAGAAGACTGGGATCCACCAAGAGTATTGTCGGAGGAGAATCCAGTAACAACAACGTCACCGCCCTTCAGTTTCAAGAATTCAACTTCCGAGATCGAAACCGTACCTGTAAAGGTAATAGCACCAGTTCTGTTTTCGATCTTAGCGAATGTACCAACCTTGAAGTCACCAAGTTCGTCTGTGCCAGAAACATAAACACGACCATAGTTTTGAGGAACTTGCTCGTATGCTTCAATCTTAACTCCACCGTTTTCTGGTAGAGCATTGTAGTCAACACCAGAACCAGCAAATTCCCAAGTGTGAGAAGAAGAGTTAACAATAGAAGGTCTGTGTAGTCTAATGGTCTTACCCAACATCGTGCTGTTAGATACAGCAAATCCTGTATCAATGTCGGTAAAGTCTGTTGGCAATCCATTACCAGATTCTAATGTGATAACGGCAGGAGCACCAGCAGCACCACCAGTAACAGCATCAATGAAATATTCCAGAGATGTGTTGGTATTTCTATAACCATCAATCTTGACGATATAGTGCTCAAGTGGTTTTCTTCCAAGACCACTGACTTCGAAGGTTGTTTTACCAGTAACAGTCTGACCAACTTCTGTAATTAGACCAATGTCAAAGTCATATGCTGTATCTCTAAAACCAACACCACGGAGAGCGTACTTACCAAAGTTAGTAGCGGAGTTGGTGATAGAACAATATCCACCAGATTCAGCGAGGACGCCATCTTCACAGAAAATAACAAAGACCGAAACTAACTGGGTATAACCATCATTGACGATCTTATATCCAGTACCACCAAAGGAGACAATGGTGAATGCCGAAGCAACCATTGATTTACCCTGATTAGGGAATGTAGCAGAACCATCTGGTTGTAGTCCAGGGAATGGGCAGTTGGGTTGCTTGACCTTAGAACCATCAACCTCAGCACCGCCACCACCTTTGAAGGAGATAACAGAAGAGTTCTGAGTGTATGGCGATGCTTCGATGATTGGGTAATCATCATAAGTAGCTCTTACAGTAACTCTAGTTCCGTTAGTGTCATAAATGTAAGAACTTGGGTACGAGATAATCTGACTGTAATCGTACAGTGTGCCATATGTTCTTTCGGTGTCTCCAGGAAGAATAGTACCACTTAAAATATCATCAAGGAGAGTGAATTCTGTTTCAATAGCAGTGTTAACACCATCACAAATTGGGTTAGAACCATCTAGAAGAATGTTCCAATCTTCAAACTGTGGAATTTCATTAACGGTATCAACGGGATCATAGATTAAAATAGTTCCATTTGCTAAAGCACTAACATACGTATGAGATACTCCAGCAGCAGATCCAGCGTTACCAACATTAGTAGTAATAGTTGTAAATCCACCAGATGATGTGACGTTACTAATTGTTTGACTTCTTCCATAATTAGCATCGCCTGGTTGTGGACTTGGGTGATCACCACCTGAACCAGAAGAACAATTGAAAGTAAGTGCTCCCTCTACGAAAGCAACTTTATCATTTGTTGTTGGAGAAGTTAATGGTGTTGGGAAAGTTACAGTTAGAATACCAGTATCAGCAGCGTACGTTGCGCTGGTAGGAGATACTGAAACAACATTACCAGCATTAGACCAGTTTCTAGATGCTCTTTGAGCATGTAATTTTACTCTTGAGAAAGCATATAAAGTCTCATCTTTTTGTGCTTCTGGAATGCCAGTTAATGTTGCTCCACTAAAGTAGAATTCGGCAGCATTGACAATACCAGCATTTCCTCCCAAAGCGAGGTCACGAATAACACCAGATAAAATGTGGTTAATATCTCGACGACACTTTCTTTCATTAATATCACTGAGAGCAAGAGAAGGATACTGAACTTTAGTCTCTTGATATGCTTCTTCAGCAATGACATGCCTATTTCTAGCAATTAAATAAGCAGCATCTAGATAAGTGCCATTTGTATTGTTTGCTAAAACATCCACAAATAGATATGCTAACGTATTGATAGCATTTGCTACGTTAGTACATGTTGCCCCACCAGAAGTGTCATCAAGAATAGTGTTATCGATGTACTTAGGAAGTGTTGTATAAGTTGGGGTAAATTCAGGATCATTAACAGTGCCCTCTCCAATACGCCACTTTCTCATGGCAAATATTGCTAGTTCTCTAGAATATTCAAGAGCACGAACAGTTTGAATAATCTCATTATCGACATAAGCAACTCTCTGGGTTGCTCCTTCAACATATTTTTCTGCTGCTTTAATCACAGCAGCATTTGATCCAAATTCCAAATCTTGAATTATAGCATTCAAGAAGTGACCAATATCTCTACGACACTTATTATCGCTTGTTGGGATATTGAAACTTGGGTATACCTTTTGAGTTACTACACCATCAATAGAGCAGGATACTTCTATGTCAGCAATTCTAATTAAATCATCTTCATTGAGAGCAGCAAAGTTGCCCGATGTTGTAATAGTAGCTTCACCAGTAGTAATATTATCATACTGGAAATCTGTGATAGGATAAGAAACTCCCGAATGAACTACAGAACCACCGCCAACATAATTATGAACGAATCTGGAAGTTCCTAGATAAATTTTTAAAGTCGATCCAGTGATATCATATGCCGAGAAGTATTCCTTCTTGAATTCGTCGTTAATACGTCCGACAACTTCATCAGCAATAAAATCAATATTGTTTCTAATTTGCAAACAAGCATCTTGGAATCTTCTTGCCAGTGGTTGTGCCTGACCAAATTTGTTTGGTGAGTTTAACAGAGATAAAGTTACACTCTTCGAAGCATTTGTAATCTTAGCGTTTGCCCCAGGTTCATATGGTGCCTCCTCAGTGTAAGAAGTCATCCAAGGCATTTTCTTCGGAATTACAATTCTTCTAGAGCGACCATCAGCATCTTCAAGAACCTTGTAAATTCTTTGCTTGCCATTTAGAGCAGAGAGATCTGGATTTGCTGTTGGCAATCCCTCGACCAAAATTTCTTGACCTTCTTTGAAGTCGTGAATATTTCCAGAACCAATTAGGTTATTTGTATAGAGTACAATACCACCTAAGTCTTCTCCATCTCCATACTCATCACTCTGGAATCCCCCAGTAAATGTTCCTTGAAGAGATCCTACAATTTTAGCGATGGGTAAGAAAGAAGTATTGTCAGTATCTTCAAATACTACCTCACCCTCAGCTCTAATTGATTTGATATCTTGGGAGATGAACGTCTTGGCAATACGTAACCACTCAAAATCAACTGAACCGTGTGTTTCGGTTCCTGTATCATGTACAGGGAAAGTATCATCAGATTCTCCGTCACCAGTTACTCCAGTTACTGTGTAGACGTTTTGGTTATACCAAACTTTTTGACCAACAGTATATGTTTGATAATTCTCGTAAGGAACTGTATCACTACCACCAAATCTGAATAGTTCACCTGAAGAGAATGAACCATTGATAACGTCATACTCTAGATTACCAGTCAAGTAAACGTCTGGTTCATTGGTATCAGTAATATCAAAAGTTAATCTAGTAATTAAACCGTTAGCAGTACTGTTGACACCACGAATCTTTTGTCCTACTGATAATAACTCTGGAGCAACGGTAGCTGTGTTATCTGAAAATGTCAGTGAGAATTTTTCTTCTCCAAAAACTTGATGTCCTACTGGGAAGTTAAGTCCAAAATCTCCATTGATACTAGCATCATATGTAATTCTTTGCTTGTCATCAAAGACCATAGCAAAGTCCCAGGTAGACTCTGGTTGACCATTAACGTCTAACTTATCTCTGTAAGTAACACCAATAACATAGTTCTTATCACCAAACTTAAAGATGTGCTTACCAGGATTTTTTGGTCTAATAATTACGAGTCGTAAGTTATCACCAACAACGGAAGCGTCTGGTGGTAGAGAAATGGGGTTGTCTTCTTTATAGTCACCACCAGAAACAATGATAGTTTCTTTAACACCAGGAGTTTCCCAAGCAAGTTGTGCTGCTCTCTTAATTGTACGTACTGGTTGAGCAGCAGAACGACCATTGTTTAGGTCATCACCAATCTGTTCTGAAACATAGATACGACCACCAACGTCATTCGTTGCTAGGTTGAGGACGTATTCTG